GTTCGTTGAGGGATAATTTTCCCCGTGTTCCTTGACCAATTTTTGATGTAGTCCAAGTGCTAGACTGGTCATTTCCTCGTCCTGACCGAACCATGTATTGCGCTGTTGCCACGCAGTAGCTCTCGGGTCAGGGCGAGACACTTGTACTTCTGGTTCGCTTTGTACACTATCTTTGTCACTTTGTAAAGAGGGTACATATTCTTCCGCTTTACGAAGTTTATAGTTAGCATCAGAAATTTTCTGTTGCGCCTCTACTAACCTATCAGAATCGCCGTTGTCATAGGCATCTTTATAGGCTTTTTTAGCTGCGTCTAGTTCTAATTCTGCGGCACCTTTGTAGGTGTCTAGGAAGGTTTTCTCCCCAGCAGTTAGCCTAGATTTCAGCTTTTCATTCTCCTTAAGAATCCGTTGCGCATACGCAATAGCTTCTTGCTGCTCACGTTGAACACGTTCTTTCTCACGGCGCTCATCGTGCCAGACCTTCTTCATCTGAATTAGCTTTTTCTTAACTTTTTCAGAATAATCTTCTAACTCGTCTTTGTCTAGTTCGTCCACAACCTCTTTGGGAAGCGGCTCACGACCACGATCCTCTTCAGGAGTATCGTCAATAATATCAAAGTCTACGTCTTCAACATTATCTTTAGCCTCGACTTTGCCACCTTCTTTGGCTTCTATTTCATCGGGGAACTCAAATTCTGTTTTCTCTATCTCTGCCATATTTACCCCCTTATGCGCGGCTAATGCCACGTGGATCGTCAACAACAGCCTCAATGGTGTCGTCGTTTAAAAGTCGGAACTCGCGTCCGTGTATTTTCAATCGTGTACCGCTGCTTGGTCTTGCAAGGACAAAATCGCCTTCTTTACACCAAGGACCCGTAGGAAACTTATTAGTATCTTTATAAGCATCTGGACCGAGTTTAACTACAAAAAATACCGTAGCTAAAACTTCTTCATATCGGCGGGTTTCATCTGACTTAATTAAACCACTTTCATACTTCTCTTCGGCTTCTGGAAGTGCTACCAAAATGTGGTATCCCACTGGCTCTGGCAACTGTTTACCTTTTTCTTCCGTAGTTTGCGGTAACTCGGATATTTCACCGTGTTCTGTCGCAATGATTAAGTTTTCACTCATCGTTGTTTCGCTCCATTTGGTTTGCAAGGTCAAGTATGTATCCTTCTGCGATGGAAAGACCTCTAATTTCACCGCACATTCCGCGGTATTCCGCGTAATCTTTCGCCGCACCTTCACTCATAGCGCGTGCTACTTGTGCCTGTTTCTCGTTTATCTGGTGCTTGATAATCTCTAAAGTTCTGTCCATTATTCACCTTTTTTAGGGGTAGATTTAGGTTTGTTTGCTTGCATTTGTGCCTGTCTCATAGACTGACGCTCTTGTAACGACATCTGTGTTCTGTTTCTTGAAATTTCCGCCCCAATACGCAGACCTTCCAACTCCATCTTGGACTCCATCTCCAGCTTGTCTTTCTGCGCTTTTGCTCCGACTTGCATACCTGCAATCTCTTTTTGCGCTTCGATACGAGCTTTCTCGATGTCCAACTGGTCTTGCTTTGCTGCTGCGTCGATCTGAAGTTTTTGCTTCTTTATCTCGACTTCTTGTGCTTTGAGTTGTAGCTCTTGCTGTTGCATCTGTAAGACTGGGTCTTGCGCTGCTTGCTGAGCTTGTTTCTGTTGAGCTTCTGCGGAATCTTTCTCCAACAGTTTTATTGATGCCATTGCCATAGCACGAGAAATCTCTAGTTCCATCTCTGGCTCTAACTCCTCGTCCATCTTTGGTAGCGGTATACCTAATTGTTCCTCAATATCCTTGCGATATTGGAATGCTACGTGCTCGTTGATATGCGCCATCATTGCGGCCATCATCATTTGTGCTTGTGGGTTTTGTCCAACTATCTGCGCAATCTTTGGATCTTGCATAGCTGATGTGTGTACAGCAATGTGTGCTTCGTGGTCTTGATACACGAACGCTTTTACAGGTTTGTTGTTTAAGACAGCCATGTTCTCGGACACAGGGTCTTTTGGCTTTTGATCTTCTGCGCTTGGTATTAACTTACCTATGTTCTTAATGCCAAGCACTTCTAACATCTGCCGGTTAAGTTCTACTTGATCGTAGATTTGTGGGCTTTGCTGTGCCATCTGCATGACGGCTTGATACTGAACAACTTTTTGCGACATCGTAGCCGCATTAGGATCAGATACTGGTATAACTTCTACATTGTCGTAGTCAGATTTTTTAGCACGACGTGAACCTTCTGTTGGCTCGTAGCTGTACTCTTCTGGTGTGTAGTCGGCAATGATGCGCTTTAATAAGCGGAACTCCTCTTTCATAGCGTAGTGAATACGCGCTTGAACCGCTGACATGATCTTTAATGTACGCTCTAAGATTGCAAGCGTAGTACCAACTGGGCTGTTTGCGCTCATATCACTAACTTGTAAGTCAGCAGCACTTGCGAAACGACGGCCTTCGTCAATGATCTTATCCATTAAGCCAGATAAAACTTGGCTTGGTTCTTTGTATGGAAGAGGAAGAATATTGTCACGTATGGTGCCAGACGCTACATCAACGTCACGCCATTCACCCGGTGCGATAGGAGTATCGTCACCTTTAGTACGCATGCCCTTAGTCTTTAGACCGCCCGGCAAATTAGATAACGTACCAGCATCTACGAGTTGTCTTAAGATGGATGTACCACTCTTGGCGTATGCACCTATTAAGTGTATTAAACCAAAACAGTAAAATCCAAAGCCCGGTATGTAACCATAGTGCACCATGTGATTACGCTTCTGACAACCTTCATCATCAGGTTCCCAGTTACGACGGATAGCTAATACTTCTTGTGACGACTTATCGATTGTTACGATGTAAGGCAATGCTATACCAGTAGGCTTACCCTTCTCATCTTTATCTTCAAAACCTTCTAAATCTAAAAATACTTGGGTCTCATATAACTTATAGCGATCATCAGATGTAGCTCTAAAGCCCATCTTCTCTGCAATTTTTTTCTCTACGTCATCTAATGTATTAGTAGGTTCTGGTAATTCAACATCACGATAGAAACCTGCTACTTGTAGCTTACGTAATTCATTCTTAGTCTTACGCATTACGTGCGTTACACGTTCTGCAGACTCTAAGTTACTTGCGCCATAAGGAACGATTACATCTTCAGCAGGAATAAATATAGATACCTGACGATCTAACGCTGGGTCAAAGTAAACTTTCTTAAACGCATTACCTGATAAACCCAAGCCCCACAACATACGCTCATGCTCAGGACGATATTCTTTCATAACGTCTGTGAGCTGGTAATTCATATCATCTCTTACACGCTCTGCTGCTTTGCGTTTTTGTGGAGTCTCTTTACCAATAATCTGTGTCTTAACAGGACCCGCCGCCGGAAAAGTTTCCATAATCGTTTCGGACTGAAACTTAACCAAAGCTTCTGATAACAGTGGGTGATATACACCACAAGCTCCTTCCCAAGGTTCGCTTCGTTCTTCCAGACGCATGCCTAATAACTCTAGGCCATCAACATAAGTTTGCATCCAGTCTTTACGAGCACTGATATCATCATCGATATCACCAAGTAAATCGCCAGCTAAAGTAGCTAACACTTCATCATCAAGATGTTCAGCTAAGTTGTCATTGAACTCGTCGTCTTTTTCTGCGCCCGGCTCAAGATCAATCTCCAAGTCACCCATGCTTATCTCAACACTCTCTGGGTCTTCGATCTCGATCTCAATATCGTCCTGCTCCATCTCTGGTTTCATAAGCGGGTCCATTGCGCCTAATCCTAGAGGGGCTTGGTTAAGTGATTTATCTATAGCCATTTTTAATCCTTACTTAATAGTATTCCCGTCTGCGACGGAACTCTTTCACTTCTTCCGGCTCATCTAAGTTGGTGCGTATATACCCACCTCTTCTAAACCGCATTAACGCCATAGACACAGAGTCAACATAGTCGTCATGCTCTCCGCCGGGAAACGAAGCTACCTCATCCACTACTTCTTCCGCCCATTGTGTACCCGGAATCCATACTCTTCCTGATGCAAATATGTCTGATACGGCATTAAGACGGCTAATCTTGTCGTTACCCTTTGATGGGGTAAAGTCTTGTACAGGTATACCCATTGCTCTTAATTCATAGATAAGCGGAGCACCAGAAGCCTTCTTCTCTATGATAATACTATCAGGGTCCCACTCTTTAAACTCTTCTATTGCTTTCTTCTTTAGTAGCGGGAACTCCATTCGCTGCCTAAACGCGTTCAAAAGAATGATGTTTGCTTGTGTAATACCAGTATCATCAGGCTGATAGAACACTCCCCACGTTGTACATGCTGAATAGTCAGCCCTGTTTGTCTTCTCAAACGCAGTATCCCACGATTGCAGTACAAATTCACACGATGGGGGGTCATCCCTCTCCCAAATCTGCCACCATTCCCGCTTTACTATCGCAGAAGCGTCCGAAGTGGGGTTTTGCATGTACTGAGCCATCCACTTTTGGTTAGGAAGCTCGTTTTTTAGTGCTGAAAGCTCGTCTAATGACCAAAATTGAGGCCAAAGTGGGTTTCCAGAGGGTAAAATCGCTGGGAATTCTATAACTTCCCAGTCTTCACCGCTTCTTTGAGCCGCAGACTTCAATACTTGCCCAGTCAAATCCTTTTTTGACCAGCGCGTCATAACAATTACGATAGATCCACCCGGTTGCAGACGCTGACGAGGGCCAGATGTGTACCATTCATACGTTTTATCGTAGATTTCTGGGTTTATTTCAGCTAATGCAGCTTCTTGTTCACTGTGCGGGTCGTCAATTATTAGAATATCGGCACCTTTACCAGTAACTGCACCTCCTACACCAATAGCGAAATAGTCACCACCGGCGTTTGTGTTCCATCGTCCTGCTGCTTTACTATCAGATTGGAGAGCTACACCGGGAAATATCTGCCCATATACCTCGCTGTCCACCAAGTTACGAACTTTACGACCAAAACCTACTGCAAGTTCCGCTGTGTGAGACGTCTGGATAACTTTTTTGCCCGGGTATTTTCCGAGGAACCATGCTGGGAGGAGATAGGAGGCAAACTCACTTTTTGTGTGTCGCGGCGGCATATTAATAATAAGCCTTTTACACTTGCCACTAGCCACCCTCTCAAACGCCCTAGCCATCCTGACATGATGTGCTCCATTAATAAAGTTAGGCCACACCTTATGTACAAAATCCATGAAGTTATTAGCCGCATTTTCTCTGCTCTCCAATTGATCGTGCTCTTCCAACGACACATATAAATCCCGCATCTGGGATTCTGTCATCGTAGGTAACAGCTTTAATATAGTTTGCAGTTCTTGAGCGTTCATTCATCCTCGCCCACATCTTTTACTTCCACGTCCTCTATTAGTCCAAGCTCGCGTTCTAGCGAATCGTCTGGCGTAATATCTATAGTCTTGTTCTGTTGCTGTAATAGTAACTTTTG